CTACCATCGCCTTTGTCTCCGGCTCTCCAGCTACTATTACGGACAGCGGAAACGGATTTGTCACTGCCGGATTTCTTCCGGGGCAGTTTCTCAAGGTGACAAGCGGCGCTAATGCCGGGACATACCAACTGGCAAACGTAGCCGCAGGCACGCTCACTTTGGTCTCGGGGCAGACCTTGACCTCCGTAAGTGCCGGGACGAGCTTCACATTAGTCGGGGGAGCGCCTTACAAGGTACTTTATTCGGCCAATGGAAATGCCGGCTCGCCCATTTATTACCCGACAGAAGGCGCTCTTGGAAACAGTGCTCCGTCAAAATTGTCCACAACGGCCCCTTTAGCCGCTTCGCTTTTAAGCAACGGCGCCATGACTGCCAATATCACCGGCTGGTCGGGAACGAACTGGGCCTACAATGCCGCAAATGGGGGCGAAGCGCTCCATACCGCAGGGACCGGAAACACCACGGCATTGTCTTCTGCCAATGCCCTAGTCTCGGGCCAATCCTATTTGATCACTTATACGGTCCAATTCGGCACGGCCGGAACGGTGACGATGTCGGCCGGAGGGATGACGGATTCGGCCAGGTCGGCAAGCGGGACGTATACCTATTACGGTACGGCGAGCGCCACTACAGCCATCGCATTCACGCCGACAGCCACGTTTGACGGCGCGGTACAGCTCGTATCCGTACAGGCGCAGGGGCCGAAGCTGACATCGTGCGGCACGGGGCCATCTCTCCAGGAGGGCGGGAGCGGCGTCGCCGGCAACGTAACTATGGGATCGGGATCTCCCACCGCCTGCACGGTGACCTTCCCCAGCGGATTATATGCCAATACGCCGGCGTGCATCGCAACCCCGGTGACGGCATCCGCTGCGGCGGTGATAGCAACGATTTCCGCGTCGAATACGGCATTCACGGTTTCGTTTTCGGCGACCGCAACGGCGCCGGCAACGTCGCCAGCCGCGGCTACCGGGTTCAGCTATGTGTGCGTGGGGCAGAATGAATAAAAGTGGAATCTCGCGCGGAGGCGCGGAGAACGCGGAGGAAAGCAAAGAAGGCAAAGTGCAGGGGCGAGCCGCCCCTGCACCCGCTGGATTCGGCAGCGCACGAAACATGCGCAGCCGAGATGCCTGGCCAGGCGAAAGCCGGCCAGAGGGCTTCTCTCTGCGCTCTCCGCGTCTCCGCGTGAAAGGGTTTTGATTTTATGCCTGCAATGATCCGGATCGAAATTGACGATAAGATCGTCCGCGCTGCCCTTGAGCGGCTCCATGCGCACATGCGCGACATGCGGCCGTTTTTGAAAAACGCGGGCGAGATCCTTGTCGAAGGGACCCATGAGCGGTTCGAAACGATGACGGACCCGGAAGGCAAGCCGTGGAAAGCGCTCAGCCCCGGATACGCGGCGGCAAAAAAGCGCAACCGCAGCCGCATCCTGACGCTTACCGGCCAGCTCGGCGCCACGATCCGCTACCAGCTCAGCGGGAGCGACACGGTCCTGGTCGGATCGAACAAGCCCTATGCGGCGATCCACCAGCTCGGAGGCACGATAAGAGTTCCCGAGATGAGGCCGAAGAATAAGAAGGCGCTCTACTGGCCAGGCGCCGCGCACCCGGTGAAAAAAGTCAAGGGTCACGATGTGCATATGCCGGCCAGGGCGTATCTGGGCGTTGGCGAACCCGATCGCGTGCGGCTTTTGGAATGTGGAGAACGGTATCTGGCACAGGCAGCGGGGGTTTGAGATGGAATGCCTGCGCACATATAAGCGAATCCTGATGCGCTGCGGGGTCTTCTGATGCCTGAGCCGCACCAGCTTCACATTAACGGGAGCATGACGGTCATTTCCGTCAGCCACGATAATAACTGGAAAGGAGCCTTGATGGCCGATCTAACGAAAGAAGAGCGCGACAAGCTTCCTGAAAGCGATTTCGCCGTCCCCGGCAAGCGGGAGCTGCCCATGCACGACGAGCGCCATGTCAAGCTTGCCTGGGACATGGTCGATCGAACGGGGGACCTTACGCCGGAAGAGCGAAGCGCCGCTCGCGGGCATATCCTTCGCCGGGCGAAAGAACTCGGCGTCGATACGGCGAACTGGAACAAACCGCATGCGGACCACGCCGAGTCGCGCAAAACCATCGAAATCTTCCGCGCCGGGCGGCATACATCGAGCGACGGCACGGAAATATCCTTCAGCACGAGCGATCTGGCCGCTTCAGCCAGGGCCTACGATCCGGCGATCCACGAAGCGCCCATCGTCGTCGGGCACCCGCAAATGGACGATCCGGCCTATGGCTGGGTGAAGCGCCTCGCGCTCTCCGGAGAATCCCTTTTCGCCGAAGCTGGCGAGGTCGACCCCGAATTCGCCGACCTGGTCCGGGCGGGAAGGTTTCGCAAAATATCGGCCAGCTTCTACACGCCGCAGTCTCCTCAAAATCCCGTGCCGGGCGTCTATTATCTCCGCCACGTGGGATTTTTGGGAGCGCAGCCGCCTGCGGTCAAAGGCCTCAAACCCGTTGCCTTTGCCGGCGGCGAACAAGGCATAATCGTTTTGGATTTGCAGCCCATAACCGACGCAAGGAGGAAGAAACAAATGCCAAATCAATCCGCAACAGTAAATTTGCATGAGAGGGCCGAAAAGAAAATTGCCGGCCATCTGAGGCGCATCCGAGAGCACATTATGCGCAAGCATGGGAAGGACGAAGCGGACGAGGCAGTCCCGAGCCACGAAATCGACGCTCTGGAAGAAGAAGCCCGCAACTCCGGGGAGCACGAACGTCTCCAGAATGAGCGGATCGGCGCGAGGGGGAGCGAGGGAGAACGAGCGGCCTTCGCCGAATCGCCCGAGATGTTGAAGCGGAGACAAGACCTCGAAAAGCGCGAAGCCGATTTCGCCGAAAAGGAACGTACCTTCAAGGCCCAGCAGGATGCCGCCAGGCGCGAAGCCAACCTCGCCTTTTGCGAAACCCTCGTAAAGGAAGGCAGGCTCCTTCCCGCGAATAAGGCCAATGCGCTGGCGATCCTCGAATTCTGCGCATCGGCGCCCGGCAAGGTGAGCGTCGAATTCGGAGAAGGTATCGACAAGCAAATGCTTTCGCCCTCCGAAGCGGTCAAGATGCTTTTGTCCAGCCAGCCTAAAGCGGTGAGCTATGGCCAGGCAGTCAATCCCGGCGACACCATCCCCGAAGGCGGCGACGCCCTGCGTGAAGCCAAAGTTGCGGAATTTATGGAGAAGCACAAAGGCGTCTCCTACCGCGATGCCATGATCGAGGTGAGCAAGGAATTCCCGCAATTGTTCGGGCTTTCGGTAACCAAAAAGTAGGACGGGAGACAGAGGGCAGAGAACGGAGGGCGGAGAACAGAATCCGACACCCGATACCCGATATCTGAACAAGGAGAGCACCAATGATAGGACCGACCACTGGACTAGAAAAAGAAGTCAACTACTCCGGGACCGTGACCCAGTACTCCCTGGCGATCAACGGCGCGGACGACAACACATATGCGCCGGGGGCGGACAGCACGAAATTTATCGCCGGCGTCTTCCAGTTTGCCCCGAATACCGACCAGCCCCAGGTGAGGCTCCGCATGAGCGGCATAAGCTGGGTCATGCTGGGAAGCGGCGGGATCACCAGGGGCCAGCCGGTAACATCGGACGCAAACGGCAATGGCGTCTACGCGAACCCGGCAGGCGGCACAAACGCTTATATAGTCGGATGGGCGATGGCATCGGGCGTCCAGGGCCAGCTCGTACCGGTCCTGATCGTCCCGCAGAGGATACAGGGATAATGACGGAAGTCGGATATCGGGTATCGGAGGTCGGAAAATAGAAACGACAGTCTTTCTCCGATATCCGACACCTGACACCCGCCATCTGTAACATTGGCTGGAGAGCGGGATGAAGGGGTCGAGCGAAGCAAAACCCCGATCGTCCTCTCCCTGACAGAAAGGACGGACAATGCCTGAACCGCAACAGCTACATATTGACGTAGGCCTGACGAATCTTTCCATCAGGTACAAAAACGACGACCTGATCTGGAAGGATGTGATGCCGATCGTGAAGGTCGGCAAGCGCTCCGATGAATACTGGGTTTACAATAAGGCTGATTCCTACACGATCGCCGACGACACCATCGGCCCGAAATCGCTGCCCAACGAATACGACTGGGGCGTGGTGGCCGAACCTTACCACGTGACCGACCGCGCGCTTTCCACCTGGGTGCCGCAGGAAGACGTCGACAACGCCGATGCCCCCTTGCAGCCGATGGTGGATTCGAACGATTTCCTGAACCTTTTGCTCGACCTGGCTCAGGAATCCCGCGTCGCGAATACGGTCTTCAACACGAGCAACTATTCGGCGTCGAACATTCTCACGCTGACGAGCGCAAACCAGTGGGATACGGGCACTACGCCCAACCCGATCGAGAACATCCTCGGGGCTATCGAAGCGTGCTTCATGAGGGCCAATACGGTCGTCATGGGCGCGGACCTGTGGGCCGTCTTCCGCCAGCTCCCGGCGATACTCGATGCAGTAAAGAGCCCGAGCCGGTTTCAGAACA